TGCTGTTCCTGCTGTTGTTTTTGACGCTCAAGCTGGCCTTTTTGATTGCGAACCTTTTCTTTGGCTACTGCAATTTGGGCGAGAGCTTGTTGAGCTTTAGCAGCGCGATCATAATCACCAGCTTCACTAGCTTCAGAGTATGCGCGAGTGGCTTGAGCTTCTTGTGCCTTTAAACGGCCTTCAGCCTCATTGTTATATCCTGCGCTGACTTGCTGGAGGCGAGTCTTCATTGACTCGTTCTCTTGCTGTACTTTCTGAGCATACTGAAGTGCCGCTTGAGCTTCTTCAGAGGCTTGCTTACGTTTCGCGGTTAACTGATTAATTCTTCGTTGGACTGATTCACTATAATTTTCTAGCTCATCATCTCCAGAAGACTTACTACGAACATTTGTTCGGGTTTCTTCGTCATCACTTGATGATGATTCAGTATCTTCTACTTGATCATCTTCAACTTCAACGGAAGTACCCTTTTCAAACTCTTCATCTTCTCTAATGTCTTCAGACATAATTAATTTCCTTGCTCTCAATTGACTTATACATATGAAATGTCCTTCGGGTCAAGGATTGTTGAGATAATATTATCGTCATTTATAATACGAACCTCAAGTCCTTCCACTTTGAACCTATTTCCACTATATCTTCCTATAAGAACCCAACTTTTCTCAGAACACCAAGCACCACTTGGGAACTTCTGGGGGTCACTGTAGGCGTCTGGTCCCAATTTCACAACATAAGCTGCTACAGTGGCAAAGGATTCACGTTCACGAACTGCATCGGGAACAATAATACCACCCTTTGTTTTCTCGCTGGGATAATAAGGAATGATGAGAACACGGTAGCCTGTTGGCTGTGGTAATCTCTCTAAAGATGATTGCTCCATATCAGAGGGATCATCCGCGTTTTTGTCTTTGGCACTTTTGCCAAAAGCATTTTCTATTGGTTTGGGAATGTCTGAAACATTCTTAACTGCCTTTGCCGTTGCTCTAGCAACGTGTTCTGGCACAAATAACTTCTTAGTCATCCGCGTACTCTATACCTTTCATCGCGGCTTTGAGTTCTTCCTCAACGTAGGCCATGCCGCGTATTTCGCCTACTATAAACCGATACTCGTCAAATGCTTGTATCGAACCGTCCGCTAACCTGTCTTTTAGACGGGCATCGCGCTCTCGTATGCTTTTATACAGATATTCTGCTAAATGTAGTGCATCCATACCACATATAGTATAAAACTATACGGGAATTACAAGTACAAATACCAGAAAATCACAAAATACCTTGGAATCTCTGGGGTCTGGCTATTTTGCTAAACCTAGTTAGATTTTTTGGAGGTTGTTTTTTTCTTTGAAGAATTTTTCTTTTTGGCTTTTGGTTTTTTAGTCCACGCTTCGTTTTCGGGAGTGGCTGGATCATCTGAAATAAAGTGTCCGTTTTCATCTCGCGCCCTCACTTCTTCAACAACTTCAACAACTGCTTCTACAACAGGTTCTGCTATGACAGTTCCACGCTTCGCTGCACGAATTTGTTCAACCATCTTATCTCTTACTGATCCCATATCCTTATTCCTTCATGCTTGAGTTTAGAGCCGCAATATCTCGCTGTGTTTGAATGCGATCCTCTGCAATTCTTGTTTTATCGGCTAATGCCGCTTCTGAAACGTCAATCCTCTGTTGCGCAGTTAGAACATCGTTTTGTTCTTTCTCACGATCAAATTCTTGCTTGGCTTCAAATTCTGTTTGTTTGCGCTGTAAATCAGCGGCCTTTATCTGAAGCTCTTGGTTTCTAATATCAACAAGAGGGTCAGACTGTTCAGGTGGCGTAACCGCCTGCACAAGCTCTTCCGTTAGATCAGCAATGATTTGTGCCGCAAGAGCGTCGATCTGTGGCTTAAACTGAGCCATAGGATCAGGCGGAGGTTGCTGACCTTGAGGACCACCCATTTGCATTTGCTGTTGAGCCATTTGCATTTGTTGTTGCATCATCTGCATTTGCTCTGGCGGAATCTGAGACATAACTTCCTGCTGTGCCTGCGCTTCAGCTAGTAGACCAATATGCTCCTGTATGTGGCCTTGTAGAGCCATAATAGCCTGTTGGTTAAGTTGCATCGCAGGAGTAGACATAACAGCCATGTGAGCCTCTATGTGAGCCTCGTGATCCTGTTCTGGGAAAGCCTGCAAAGGAGCGCCCATCAGAGCGTTCTGGTTTTCCTTAGATGGATTAACTGGAGGTGGAGGGGGCGGGGGAGGAGGCAGAATGCCATCAATGTTAGTTACGCCCAACGCTTCGTACATCTTACGATACGCCTGATATAAACCCTGTGGGCCACCGTGTATCTGTGGATTAGACTGAACCAACTGCAACTCTGTTTGTGCCAATGCAATGCGCTGGGACATAGAGAAGATGTTGGGATCGGAAACAGGTAAAACATCTACACGAGCATCAAAATCTTGTGAGAAGATTTCAGGTCCCATCTGCATATCTGCGGTGTATGGGTACATCTGCACTGTCTCAGAGAAAATCTTAGACAAGAGCTTAAATTCAATTCGCTGAGAATAATGCAGACGCTTATGAATTGCAGACATAACCTTAGTGCCACGCTCCATAATCGCCATAGTCGTGCCGACAGGTGTATCTCCACCCATCTCACCAACCTTCATGTCAGCCATAGATGCAAATCTACGTCCAGCGTCTACAAGTGTGCCAAGGAGGTTATAAAGAGTCCCTGAAGGCTCCTTGAAGGGGAGGGGCATCAAAGAGCCTTGCAGGGTCCCTCCAACCACATCAATATCGCGGAACTCACCCGGTTGAAGGGGAGAATCTTCATCGCGGATACGAGCGCCACGGGCTTTAAAGCCTGCTGGTAGGTTGGAGAGCGTTCCTGCATCAATAAGCTGGCGCAGTATAGATGTTGAAGCCTGTGCTAATCCACCAATCATATGCGTTAAGCCCAAGCCGTAAAATCCTAAACCCGGAAGAAACTTATAATGCACGAAATATTGCTTCGCACGCTTCATAGGGTCCACTGGATCATAACTTCTGCGAATAGATAAAACATCATTGGAATCTGCAATAACAGTTACAATGTAAGGCAACTTTAAACCTGTAGGCTCTCCATCAGGTCCTAAGTCCTCAAAGCCTTCAATGTCCAAAGATGTATGTACTTCATACAGTGTAAGTTCTTCAGAAGGGCCAGAAGGATGAACGCCTTGAACGTCATCAATCGACTCTTCAATCTCTCCCATAGAGGAGTCATCGCCATCTGAGTAATTTGGAAGATCAATATCACGATAAAATCCTGCGAGTTGCAACTTGCGAATCTCATTAGAATCCATTGTCAAACGGTGCGTAATGCGAGGCGAGGATACAAAATCAGAAGCGCCATAAGGCACAATGATGTCTTCAGCGTGAATAAATTTACTAACAGCGCGACCCTTCAAAGGATCAAAATAAACTTTTTTAAATGTAGAACCAATCACAGGGAGATAAAACAACATCTGATCCATCTCTGGATCGTACTCTTCCATCTCGTAAGTGATCATATAATTCATATAATCTTTTACGCGTTCAGCCTGTTTAACAAGCATTTCGTTCTGTGCGCCAACAACCTGTGATCTAACAGGTCCAGTAGACGGTAACATCTCACGGTATGCTTGAGCTTGGAACTGTGTAACGCTCTCAGCAAGTAATGGGTGGATAACGCCAGAAGAACCCTCAAAGGGTTCGCTGCGCTCTTCAGTCTTCATTCCAAGAAACTCAAGACCTTTTTTATATGTATCTTCCCAATCTTCACGAGCGGATAAATCATCTTCAATAGAGCCAACAAGGTCAGAGGAAATATCGTTTAAATCTCCCTCGTCCATAACATCAGCTAAGTTACCTTCAAATTCAATTTCTTCTACAGGTTCTTTTTCTTCCTCATACTCTCCAACAATAGCACTACCGTCATCAAATTCAGTAAGACCCGGATTCGCAGGAAGCTGAGGTATTTCTAAAATACGAGTGTTGTCTTCGACTACAGGCTCGTCAGGTAGACCACCAGCACCTAGTCCTTGTTCAATAGCCATTTGAGACTCCTGTTATAATGTCACTGACGTAATTTTGCAGCGACTTAATCTTCTTCAACATCAATTACCGAACCACAAGTAGGACAGGTGATAACGATTTCTTCTGATTCTTCCTCGTCAACGACATCTTCAACGATTAAAACCTCATCTTCAGGCATCTCGTATTCTGGCATCTCATCATAAGGTAGATGAATGTCTATGGTTACTTTGGGCATCACTTCACCCCAGAAAACTTAGTGCCACGAAGAGCCGCGCCACCACCGCGAGAATTACCCGCTTTGGTTCCACCTTTTTTAGACGCTTTGTGAGGCTCAACGTAGCTCTCATCCATAACGCCATCTATTTCCACGCTACCACCATCGGCAAAATAACCCATTTTATTGCGAACTTCTTTAGGAAGTTTTTTAAGACCAACCTGACTGTCACTAGGATTTTTCATTATTTTATTCCTTTATATTTGCCGCCGCGTCCTTTCATGACACAGCCTTTTTTGGGTTTTCTTTTACGAACTGCACCACCATTATTCATCATAGACGGGGGTGGGAATGCTTTGCGTTCTTCAGCATCTCTTACGCGATTTTGTTGCTTTATCATTTGCTCAAGCATTTTAATTTGTGCAGGAGAAAGTTCCATGTCACCGCCACCAACACCTTTACCTACAGGTGGTATGCGACCCATCATTCCTTTTCGGTCAGCATCTGAAATGGTTTTACCAGCTTCGCCTAAACCCCTTGGACGCCTTGGAGGACGCGGAGATGTCATAGGAGCGGATGGACTGCTGCCCATCGCTTCCATCAAGGCCCTCATGATTGCTTCTTTTTGTGCCATAACAGCCTCCTAATAATATTCGCGTTTGCGACGGTATAACGCCATTTCATCTTCATCGTCATAATCAGTTGGCGTGGTGATAAAACCACCTTGCCTAAACCGTAGTATAGCCTGAGTCATCGAATCCGCCAAGTCATCATGTTCACCATTCGGAAATGCTGCACATTCCTCCATAACTTCATCAGCAAAGTTTGTCTCAGGATACCAAACCATGCCACTTTCAAACACAGGGGCGCACGCGTGCATTCGCGTAAATTTATCTGCACCCCTACTTGGAGTAAAAGGCGTTACAGGTATGCCCATCCTGCGCAATTCCTGCGTTAATGGCATCCCACTGGCCTTTTGCTCTACAAGTACCATATCAGGTTCGTACAATTTATACAATTCTTGTGCTTGTTCCTTTAATTCAGGGAACTCCCATCTACCCCTAACAGCATCTAAAAGAACAATATGATCCTCATCTGTCTGTTCTTGGTTAAATATACCCCAAGTCGTAATAGCACTGTAATCAGCCCTGTCAGACTTACTAAACGCAGTATCGTAACTCTGAATGATATAGCTGCAAGGAGGAGGATCGTCCTTCTCCCACTTCTGCCACCACTCGCGTTTAATAATCGCACCCTCTTCAGCAGTAGGGTTCTGCATATACTGAGAGTTCCACTTGGCAACAGGAATAGAAGCCTTAACGCCCTCTAACTCATCCAAGCTCCAATACTCAGGCCACAAAGGATTACCAGATGGCATAATCGCAGGGAACTCAACGATCTCCCATTGATCCGCACCCTTCTCACTCTGCTTTTGCAAAACCTTCGCAGTCAGGTCACGAATACTCCAACGGGTCATAACAATAATAATTGAACCGCCGGGCTGTAAACGCTGCCTTGGACCAGAAGTGTACCACTCATAGATATTGTCCAAAGCAGTAGTGCTTAACGCATCTTGCTCCGAAACGGGGTCATCAATAATCGCCAAATCCGCGCCACGACCCGCCAAAGCGCCGCCCACACCAACCGCGTAGTATTCACCACCCTTGTTCGTACTCCAACGACCACTCGCTTTAGCATCGCCAGCCAAGCTAACATCAGGGAAAACATCTTTAAAATCCTCACTCTCAATCAAATTCTTGATCTTTCGACCAAATCCAACAGCCAACTCAGCCGTGTGCGTAGCCTGAATAATTTTTAGGTCAGGTCTTCTGCCCATAAGCCAAGTCGGAAACAAGTAACTCGCAAACTCAGATTTCGTATGACGAGGTGGCATATTAATAATTAAACGCTTTAACTTGCCATCAGCTACAGCCTGCAACTTCTCTGCATAAATTTTGTGATGGCTGCCCTCAATAAACTGAGGCCAAACGTGCTTTACAAAACTCATGTAGTTTTCTTGCTGATCAGCCCTCTTGTCCAACGTAGTAAGACGCTCAAGCATAGGAGCTACTTTGGCTAACTCTTCGTCAGTTAGAAACTTTGAAAAGTCATCAAGGTCTTTCATTTTAACCTCTAAGCGATTGCACGAAATTATCTATATTAGAAGTTACCATACCACCCTGCGCAAACTGCTTGGCTCCTCTAACTTTTAAAGCTCCAACAGTCGGCTGCTCTGGACGAACAATAACAGGATCAGTTCTGTCCCGCTTGTCAGTGCCAATAGTAGTTCCTCCAGTGCCAGTGCCGTCACCAACGCCAGCAATAGGCATACAAATACCCTCTACAGGATCAAACTCAAATCCCTCTTCGCAGATGATGAAATTATCGTCATCTCCGTTGTTGTCTTCTTCTACGACTCCAACAAGTTCCTCTACAACACCATCTTCAGTATTTTCATAAGTTTTAACTGATTTAACAATATCAATGTCAAATTTCTCACTGTCAGTGTCAGTAAATTTGTTTGAATCAATAACATCCGTTACCGCTATGCCATCTCCAGTAACTGTCTTGTTGCCACTTTCGTCATAAAGAACAACTGTGTCTAAATTACCATCACCGCTGGCATCAAAGTTTGGACTCGCTACGCCAACAACAGTCTTGCCATCTTCGCCGTAAACAAACGTGCCACCATTTTTATACGCCTCTAGTTGCGCCTCAACTTTAGCCGCATTCGCGCCACCAATTGTAAACTTCTCTCCGAAAATACTCAAAGGATTAAGGAACGTGTCAATGAATGAAACAATGCCGTCTTCAACCTTCTCACCAAAGCTCTGCGCCGTTACTTTATCACCAGCTTTAGCAATAACCGCTCCCGTGTCAGGATTAATAACATCTTCCTTATGCGTGGCATCCGACAACAAATCATTCAAATAAGCAGACTCAGCAGCGTTGGGCGTCTGACCGCGTGCGCCGTAAAGCGCGTACTGTTCTGGTAGAGTTAAGACCTCATCTTTCGCATTTGGATCACGGTCTTCTATCTTAGCCATAGCCGACAAATACGCCTCAGTTCCAGTTGCATCTGTTGTTCCAGAAGTGGATGTAGTTGCGCCGCCTGTATCAGTTCCTTCAGCAGTTGTCATAAGGTCTATGTTGTCTGCGTCAGTATCAGGTTGACCGTCAACATAACTTGTACCTCTGTATTGCCCGGTAAAGTTTGTGCCGTCAGAGTTCTTTAAAGAATCATTATCAGTAAGGTCAAAACTTAGGTCAAGAATCGTGTCATCAAGAGCGCCAGTGTTAATTAAACCCTCCATAGCAAGATCAGCCGAAAGATCATTCTCAAGTCCACGGCCTATGTCTCGCAAGTCTAAATTAACTCCACTAAGATCACCAGTGTCATACTGAGCAATTTGATCTTCAACAGACAACGGACCCGGAGTAATATTCGTCAAGCCCTGTTCAGCAAGCTGGGCCTCTAACTCTGCACTTGTAGGCGTGTAACTTTCGTCATCAGTGCCGCCACCAAGAACAACATCACCAAATGTTTCTCTTGGCATAAACGTAGCGGCAATGTCAGCCTCAATAGTAGAACCATCATCACTACCAAGAGCTAAATCAGTAATTACGCTTGGCGCAGTCTCAGTGCCTTTAATGCCACCATCAAAGCCAAAGTCGTACTTATCAATTCCTGCGGGTTCGCCCGGCGTGCCGCCAGATTCAACTACAGCTTGAGCCAAACTACGGTCAACGCCAGAATCAACAAGGTCTTGAACCTTCTGTAAATCAGTCACAGGAGTTTCTACAAAATCATTAGCATCGTCATAAGACTCAAGGTTTATGCCAGTATCAGTATTATCACCCAATAAATCAACATCAACGCCAAGTTCCGCAAGTAAAGCCTCAGTCTCGTCTACAAAATCAAAACGGTCATCAGGTAAATCATCTACGAAATCATAACGACCATCATCTAACTGCCCTGAAGCGCCCAACTGCTGATTGCCATCATAAGTAATCGGAGCATCGTCAGGAATAGTAAGACCCTTAGTATAAGCATCAAACGCTTCAGCAGCCTCAATAGCCGCACCTAAATCAGCGTCCTCTGCCACAGGAGCAGCGGTAACATTTTGAGCGCTATCTTGAGCGCTATCTTGAGTCACAACCTGATTAATTAAAGCCTGAATGCGCTCGGCTTCTGATTCTGCCTCTATGCGCTCTGCCTCAAGTCGAGCCGCTTCAGCATATTGCGCATCCGCAGCATCCGCAGCCGCTTGAGTCGAATGCTCAACGCCTGCCGAATCCGTATAAACAGGGGCAACAACAGGAGTTGTATCAACAGGAGGAGCTACAGACACAGGCTCGTTAGACGCAAGAGTGCTTCCAGTAGTATTCTCACCCGTAACAGGATCAATATCTGCAACATACTGAAAACCAGACTCGTCAGTGTCAGCTTCCGCAACAGTGTTGTAATCCTGACCACTCGCAGTGGTCGTGAAATCAACAGGCACTGCATACTCAGGGTCCGTTAAGTTAACGCCCCCAATAGCATCTATCGCCGCGTTTAACTCAGCAGACGTAGGCGTGTAATCCTCGTCATCGTCCGTAAAACCACTCGCCGCGTTTATCTGAGTCGCCGTAGGAATCTCGTCGTAAGTGCTGCCAGAGTCAGTGTCAGTAGTTGCTTGGTTGTTGTAAAAATCTTCCTGAGTAGTGCCGTAAGCCGCTTGCTCGTAATCAGACATGCCACTGTCATAGCTAGAAGCACCACTAGGCGCACCTACTGTGTCACCACCTTGATAACCTTGGCCCATCGCACTTGCCTGACCGGGACTCATTCCGTATGTGCTACTACTACTGCTGTCATCACTAGAACTACTGCCCTGATAGCCGTCACCAGCAACAGCAGCCATCTCTTGACCATTAATACTTACCGTTGCACCAACACCCTCGGCGTCAATTGCATCGTAAATATTATCGTAATTGTTAACAGTTGGCGTAGCTGTTGTTGTAGTCGTAGTAGTCTGGTTGTCATTGTCATCACTACCGCCAGTGCCTCCGCCATCGTCATCTTTAAAGGCTGCAACTTCCCATAAATTCATATACCGCAATGGGCTAAATGGATTATATAAACTTCTCATGATTTTGTCCCCATACGATAATTAGCACCAATAAACTTATAACCGCGCTTTTCAAGCAAACCTTCAAAAACTTCAGGCTTAATTGTAGAACTTTGACCAATACGAATATCCGCAGCGCCCTTGGATTTCGCCCAATTCTCAAACAATTCTAACAATTTAATCCCAACATGAGTGCCACGCTGTTCAGGTATAACATACCATATCGTGTCAACAGCTACCAAATCAGGGCCAAAATAATACGAAGCAACATTGCCAACAAAAACACCAATAGGAGCATCGCCGTTGTAAGCCATAAAAATCACGCGGTTAGGGTCCTTCGCGTTGTTTGCCGCAACCGCCAACAACTTATCATCGTTAAACTCTAAACGTGAAAACGAACTTTCAGCATGAGCCATCTTGCCCAAATACAACATATCACCAGATATAGTCGGACCAATGCTCGTAATTACACGGTAATCAACAACAGGTTTAGAACTCATGTCCAGCATCAGTACCTACCCAAACCGTTAAACAACGAAACAACACCGCCGTTCATCATCTGTACAGGCGCACTCCCAACACTCGCATTGTCACCAATCATACGACCAATCTGAGGATTGCCGCCCATAGGGGGTACTGGTCCCATAGGACCTATTGGTCCCATTGGTCCCATCGGAGGCTTCGGTGCGCCCATAGGCATTCCACCCATCTGTCCAAAACTCGCAGGAGGCTGCATCGGCGCACCCATCGGTGGTACAGCCATAGGTGGAGGCATCTGCTGTTGCTGCTTCTGCATGAAGTTACTCTTGCGCTTGCGCAACGAATTTTTGAAATTAGCACGACCAGAAGCACTGCCGCCATAACCGCTAACCTGTGTCGATAACTGATTAGCACCCTGCGCAGCCTGCGGAATACCCGCCTGTGGAGGAGGAGCCATGCCCATGTTCGGCATCTGTGCAGGAGCCGCTGGAGGTGGACCCATCTGACCACCCATAGGAGGTCCCATCGGTGCGCCACCACCCATCGGAGGCATAGACTTTACTGCTACCATCGCTAAATCTCCTGAAATTTAAAGCGATCCTAACAACAAATTAAAATTTAATCAATAACTTCAAGTAAACCATTCTTAATCATGCTGTCAGCTAACGCAGAACGGCTATGATAATAGTAATTTTTACCATTCCACTCGCACATCTCAATCGCAACCCGGCGTAAGAAAAAACGCTCATCGTCAGAACCGCCAACCATCCTGCGCTCCTGCAATACAGGAACAACATCACCAGCAGTCTGTGCAAAAAATTCAAACTGATCGCCGTAATTTAACCTGTATTTAGGCATTTATCATCCTCTGAAAAAACATCGCGCTGCAAACGCTTCATCTTCTTTGTCCTGAAAAAACCAATATACTCAGGGTTCTGAACCATGAAAAACCTAGTGAATAAAGCAATAAAATCATTCGAGATTTTGTAATCATCGCCAGTAGTAACCACAGTAGTCTCCCACCTAACCCTATTCGCAATCAACCAACCACTCAACCTTGAATGACCCCTAGAAATAGCCTGAAACGTAAACTTCTCGAACAAACGATAAAACTCTGGGTTCTCCTCGTTCCAAGCAATCCATCGCCTGCCTAACTCACTTTCAACCAAAACCTCGTAAAACTCTTTCCCCGTGTATGTAATCTCATCAGTCATTACAGAACTCCCATTCCACTCTGCTTGGTACGTTATGGGAAGATAAGGGAGTGGTCAATGGATTTTTTTGAAAAAAATTTTTGAGGGGCCTATGAGTCCCAGATGGAGTGAAAAGGTTTTTGCTGGGAACTGTTTGAGGAAAACACTGTGTAGTAGTACCGAGATAACCGCTAGGTTTTTAGGGGGGGTTAGGGGTCTAGGTAATCCCGATCCCGAATAAATGTAGGAAACAGCTAGGGTACCTGACAAAAAAAGAGCGGGAAAAACCCGCTCTAATTATTCTTTGTGATGCTGTCCTATGACAGCGTGGTTATCCTATCTTGCCACCATTCAAAAAGATCATCGTCAACGCCTGCCCAAATACTAGCATTACCTATTCTGTGTTCGGGCAATAGTGATGCACCACTACCTTGTTCGGTATATGTAAATAAAACAGTGTATGATGTGTGGTGTGTGCCATCGCCATAACTTGCACCGTTTGCTTGTTGGGTATTAGTGACCACCGCCATGTCACCAACGCGGTTGCGAATTTCAGATACTGCCGCTCTAACGCGTTGTTCACTACAGCCTGTGGCATCCATG